AAAAGATGGGAAAAGAAGGCTGAAAATGCAGAAAAAGTAGAAACGCAATGCGACTCCGATGCGAACGCAATGCGAACGCAATGCGATGGCAATGCTATAAAGGAAAGTAAAGGAAAGGAAAATAAAGTAAATAAAAGGAAAGTAAAAGAAGATATATTTATACCTCCTGTTTTAGAAGATGTTATTATTTATTTTGATGAAAATGGATATTCTAAAGAAGCAGCAACTAAGGCTTTTAATTACTATAACAATCTTGGTTGGAAAAATAGCAAAGGCAACCAGGTACTAAACTGGAAAAATACTATGCTAAATAATTGGTTTACTCCTCAAAATGAAAAGAAAAAATATCATCTTTACCCTAAATTAATGAACTAATGGACTTTATACGCAAATATTCGGATATATCCGATTCTTTAAATACTCTTTATGAGAAAGGTTTAGCCAAAGGTGCTACCGTAGGATTCTCACAAATGGACAACTTAATATCTTTTAAAAAAGGTGCAACTTCTTATATTTACGGAACACCTGGAAGTGGTAAGTCTGAATTTTGGTGGGAATGTTTAATCGCTTTAACTAAAAAACATAAATGGAAGCATTTAATATTTTCTCCTGAAACTGGAACACCTACTGAAATCTTTGCAGAGATATTACACAAATGGTCAGGTAAAGCATTCTTTGATTTGGATGGGAATAAGTTAGGTAAAATGACACAAGCTGAGATGTTTAGATACGGTCAAGAAGTAAGCGAACATTTTTATGTTATGGACACAGGAGAAAGAGATATTACTTTGACTGACTTTTATGCTTCTGTTGAGCAATACGATGTTCAATTTGATACGGTTACTACTGACCCTTTTAACGAGGTTAAGCACGAACTAAATGGAGAGGCAAGAGATATGTATATGGCAAGAGTTTTAGGTAAGATTAGAATGTACTCAAGAAAATATAACTACCATCACGCTATCATTATGCACAACGCAAGGGAAACTGGAAGCAAAAGAGAACAAGATGGAATAAGCTATTACCCTCCTGCTGACCCACGATATATTGATGGTGGAGAAACGGCATTCAGAAAAGGCGAACAAATGATTTGTGTTTGGAGATACCCTAAAGGCTTTAAAGATGAATTTGGGAATATGTACGAAGCTAACCAGGTTAAAATAATAGTTCAAAAGACAAAACCAAAAGGAATAGGTAATTTAGGCGAATTTGACTTATTCTTTGATAAATATAAGAACTGCTATTATGAAGAAATAAACGGAATTAAAAGTTATGCAGGAAAATATGTTACATTTGAATTACCAAAACAATTACCTTTTTAATTATGAATGTATTATCGTTATTTGATGGGATGTCTTGTGGTCAACAGGCATTAGAAAGAGCAGGAATTAAAGTAGATAACTATTTTGCTTCAGAAATAAAGAAACACGCTATTCAATTAACACAATATCATTATCCAAATACTAAACAATTAGGGGATGTAACTAAAGTATTTGCTAAAGATTTACCTAAAATTGATTTATTAATAGGTGGAAGTCCTTGCCAGGATTTTAGTATAGCTAATAAAGAAAAATTAGGGTTACAGGGTTTAAAAAGTAGTTTATTTTATGAATATTTAAGATTATTAAAAGAATGTAAACCAAAGTATTTCTTGCTTGAAAATGTTGCTATGGATGATTATAGCTATAATACAATTTCACATTTATTAGGTACTTTCCCTGTTGATATTAATTCAAGTTTAGTTTCAGGTCAATTAAGACAAAGAAGTTATTGGACTAATATAGGACCAGAATCTTTTGATATGTTTGGAATGAGATATTGTGAAATACCGCAACCTTCTGATAAAAAAATTACTTTACAATCCATATTAGAAAACGGGTATACGAATAGATTAAAAGGTAGATGTATCTTAGAAAGTGATAGTAGACCTTTAAAAAATAAATATAAGTTATATAAAAGATATACAACTACTGGGTTTGGAACAATTGTTTTTGATAATAAAGATTGTATATTTAATGAAAATATAAGAATATTAACACAAACAGAATTAGAAAGACTACAAACTGTTAAAGATGGTTATACAAGTATTTTAAAGCGTAATGATGCTGCTTGTTTATTAGGGGATGGATGGACAGTTGATGTTATTGCACACATTTTTAAATATATTATATGACACTACAAGAATTTGCTAAACATTCGGAAGCCAGGCTTTTTAGTTTAGAATTATTTGAGCAATTACCAATCCATAAGCTATCTTCGCAGTATTATGTGGATGCTTTAAGAGAAATTATTAACCTAATTAACCCAGTACAAGAAAAAAAGTTTATTTTAACTGATGAGAAAGTTACACGAGTTAAGTGAGCCATTAAAAGCTATTTTAGAGGATGAATTAGAAAAAAGGATTCCAAAGACTGATTTTAGACAGGCTACTTTGTTTAGGATAGCAGATTTACTTTTAGTGATGCAAATAAAGCTATTAGAGGCAAACAAAACTAAAATTGATAGTAAGACCTACAAAGACAATCTAAATGCTTTAGAAACGCTTAATTTAGCTTTTGTGATGATGACTGATTTAGAAGGAGAAAATTCTTTATTACGAAGTGAATTATTAACTTTGAGGCACGAAGCAGAAATAATTATAGCAGAATTGACTGAAAGAGTCAAAACGCTTGAAATGATAGATGACCTGTAAAAGATGTATAGGTGGTAATTGTATTCCCTTGCGTACATTCTAATTTTTCCTAATACCCTCGCCATATACATATCCCTTTGTTCTCCGTGTAAATCGTGCTTTACTTCGTTAAAAGGGTCTGTTGTTACTGTGTCAAACTTAACACCGTATTTCTCAACTGCTTCGTGGAAGTCATCTAAAGTAATATCTTTTACTCCTAAATCCATAATGTAGAAATATTGGCTAACCTCTAATCCGTACCTGTAAAGTTCTTGTTTAGTTAACCTTGCTATCTTATTCCCATCCAAATCAAAGAACGGCTTACCTGCCCATTTATGAATAATCTCGGCAAATATTTCTGCTGGAGTTCCAGTCTCAGGAGAAAAAATTAAATGCTTCCATCCTTTACTTTTTGATAAGTTAATTAAACATTCCCACCAAAATTCAGATTTGCCTGAAGCAGGAGTTCCGTAAATGTAACTTGTAGCACCCTTTTTAAAAGAAATTAGTTTATCTACTTCGGAGAATCCTACCGTTTCGCCTTTGATTAATCCTGTATCGTATAACGAATCTAATTCGCTTAATACATCTTCATATTTTTTAATAAAGTCCATTAGTAGTAAAATGTAGGTATGATAGGTGCTTGTACTTTTATTTTGTTTTCTTCTTTAAACCAAACTTCTTGCATCTTTAGCTTCCAGTTTTTAACAGGTCTATTATTAGAATCACTCCAATTTCTATTGTTGTAAAAATGGTAAGCCTTTTCTGCTGCACTCTTTTTGTATTTATGTTCTTCAAAGTAAGCTAAAACTTCTTCTAAAGTTGGTATAACTATTTTAGTTTCTTTTCTTTTATTTTCTTTTAACTACCCGCTGGGTCTTTTACTCTACTTACTCGTACCGTGTAAAACATCTCCACATTCGCAACTACGTTACTCGGTGAAGCTGGTCCTTGTTCAATCGCAAAGATTGCCCCGTACCATTGCGCACTTGGGTTATTTCCGAACAATGCACCAGCGGTGTCATCTGTATCAGGAAGCCCCAAGCACTTCTTCGGAGTAAAATCAACTGTTAATACCACCACGTTATTGCCTCCATTTGCATTTTGCAATGTTCGCCACTCGCTGTTTTCTAATGTTGTCGTGATTGTACTCGATACACTTGCATCTTGATCACCGGTGACACCGACTACCATCGGTCCACTGGGATTTGCTGTTGCAATTGCATTTGCATAAGCCGTAAACGTAACTTTCATACGTGACTTCGTCACTACATAACGTTCGTATATTGCGGCTAATTGATCATGCCACAACGGTTGATGACCCGTTCCGGTTTGATCAGGATCGTGAATACTGTTCATTCGCATAAATTGTCGGCTTGACATTGCATTAGCCGTCGATGTCAATACATACGAATCAACGTATTTCAATTGGCACACCAGGTTGTCTGGAAACGGACATAATGTCCGACCACCCAACCGAGGAAACCAATTGTTATAACCAAGAGCAGTTTGCGTTGCCACTGTTCTTGTCTTTGGTGTCGGCGTCTTCTTGCGCTTAGAT